TTCTAATTACATTGGCGAATGTTTTATGAAGATAGCAAATCATTTATCGTATCGCCCCAACTTTATTAACTATACTTACAGAGATGAAATGATTTCAGATGGAATAGAAAACTGTGTACAATATAGTTATAATTTTAACCCAGAAAAATCAACCAACCCATTTGCATATTTTACACAAATAATTTATTATGCATTTGTGAGAAGGATACAAAAAGAAAAGAAACAATCCCATATTAAAAACAAGATGATGGAACGAGATGTTTTTGAACCCTATATAAAACAGAAAGGGGACACAAACGATTATAATAGTCCAGCATTTGATGAGTTTAAAAATATGATGTTGCCGGAAGAAGATGTTTATAAACCTAAGACCAAGATTAAAAGTAAGAAAAAATCTTTAAAGAAAAAAGGAATAAACTTGGGATTAGAAATATTCATGGGTAACGCTGACTAACAATTTAATATTATGAAGATAGCAATAATCGGCGACCAGCACATGGGTGCAAGAAACGACAACCTTTCGTTTGTAAAATATTTTAAAAAGTTTTATGAGGAAATATTTTTTCCTTATATGGACGAACATAATATCACTACCATAATAAATTTGGGCGATATGTTCGATAGAAGAAAGTATGTCAACTTTAATACTTTACATTTTACAAAAGAAACATGGTTAGAACCTTTAAGAAAAAGAAACATTAGTGTTCATTGTCTTGTAGGAAACCATGATACTTATTTTAAAAATACAAACGAGATAAATTCTTGTAATCTTTTATTTGATGAATATGAAAATATCCACATATATCCAGAACCAGAAGTAATTGAATTTGGTGGAGTGCCAGTATTGTTTATGCCTTGGATGAATGCTGAAAACTATCCAGAGTGTGTTCGTTATCTTCAACAAGCAAAAACTGATATATGTTTTGGACATTTAGAAATAAGTGGGTTTGAACAACATAAGGGACATCTCGCAGAACAAGGTTATGATAAAAGTTTATTTAAAAGATTTGAATTAGTTTTTTCTGGACACTACCACCGTAAATCAGATGATGGACAGATTTATTATCTTGGAGCTCCATATGAAATGACATGGAGTGATTACGAATGTCCAAAGGGATTTCATGTCTTTGATTTAGATACGAGAGAACTAACAAGGATTGAAAATCCACATAAGATTCATAAAAAGATTTATTTTGATGACAAGAAGAATGATTATGATAAACATGATGTATCACAATATAAAGATTCTTATGTAAAAGTGATTGTTGTTAACAAAAAGGATTTTTATAAGTTTGATAAGTTTACGGATAGACTTATAGGTGACTCTGAAGCATATGAAGTAAAAATTATAGAAGATTTTTCTGAAATAAATGCCGAGAATATAAGTGATGAGATTATGGAGAACACAGAAGATACAATGACGTTGGTTGAAAAGTATATTGATGATATAGATACAGATTTAGATAAAAAAAGATTAAAAGAGATAATGAAAAGTTTATATATTGAGGCAAGTGATTTAGATGTCAATAATATTTAACAAAGTCAAGTGGAAAAACATACTTTCCACTGGCAATAACTTTATAGAAGTAGACTTAAACTCTAAATCAAAAACATTGATTGTGGGTGAGAATGGTTCTGGTAAATCTACTATTCTTGACGCAATTTGTTTTGGATTATTCAATAGACCTTTTCGTCAAGTTACCAAAGGACAACTTGTTAATTCTGTAAATGAAAGAGATGGCGAAGTTCAAGTAGATTTTTCTGTTGGACAACAAAAGTTTAAAATTATTCGTGGTATTAAACCAAACAAGTTTGAGATTTATTCTAATGGAACAATGATAAATCAGGATGCAGCTGCTAAAGATTATCAAAAATATCTTGAACAACAAATACTTAAATTGAATTATCGTTCTTTTACCCAAGTTGTTATCTTGGGCGCTTCTACATTTGTTCCTTTTATGAAACTATCATCTACACACCGTAGAGAAGTTGTAGAAGAAATCTTGGATATTAAAATCTTTTCGTTGATGAATCTTTTATTAAAAAACAAGTTAAAAGATATCACTAATGATATTACTTCTATAGACAACGAATATAAATTATACGAACAGAAAATAGAACTTCAACAAAAACATTTAAAGGATTTACAAGACAACAAAGATAAAATTATTGATGATAATAATAAAAAGATTGAGAAAAATGTTAAATCTATTACAACAAGACAAGATAAAGTGGACAAACTAGAAATAAAGAATGTAGATTTTATGAAACAGATTGAAGAACAACCTATTATCGCCAAGAAATTAAAAAAATTAAACAAACTTCATAATACAATAACTGAAAAAGAAACAAGGATTAAGAAAGAAGTAGAATTTTTTGATAACAACGAAGAATGTCCTACATGCGAACAAGTTATTGATTCTGATTTTAAATCTAAAGCAGTAGAATTAAGAACAAAGAAACTTAAAGAGTATATCCTCGGATTAAAAGATATTGAAAAGGATATTGATACGAATGAACAGGAACTTGATATCATAAAAAATATTTTGGAAAAAATTAAAAAGAATGATGTTGAGGTTGGTAAACTAAATTCTTCAATAGAAGAACTAGAAAATGTTAATAAAGAATATGAAGATGAGATTAAATCATACACTGATGAAGATGCTACAGAAAAACAATTAAAAGAACTAACACAACTACAAGAAGATTTATTTGCCTTTGGAAAAAGAAAAGCAGATTTAATTGAAGATAAACATTATAATACTGTTGTAAGAAATATGTTACAAGATACTGGTATCAAAACCAAGATTATTAAAAGATATCTTCCTGTAATGAATAAACTAATAAATGGGTATCTATCTTCAATGGATTTCTTTATTAATTTTACTATAGATGAAAACTTCAATGAAGTTATTAAATCAAGATATCGTGATGAGTTTAAATATTACTCTTTCAGTGAAGGGGAGAAAATGAGAATTGACTTATCATTGCTGTTCACATGGAGAGCGATTGCTAAAATGAAGAATTCTACAAACACGAATCTTTTACTTCTTGATGAGATATTTGATAGTTCATTAGATGCAACTGGAACAGATGATTTTTTAAAGATATTAAACACATTTAAAGATGAGAATGTGTTTGTTATTTCCCATAAAGGTGATGTCCTGTTTGATAAGTTCGCACATATTGTTAAATTTGAGAAAATTCAAAACTTTAGTAAGTTGGTAGATGTAACATGAGAAGGGTGTTGACATTTTAAATAGATATGTTATTATTATTAAGCGGGTATAGTATAACTGGTAAGTACACTATTCGTCCAGAATAGAGGCATGGGTTCGAATCCCATTCACCCGCTCCAAAATAATTCTTGCCAAATGAAAACTAATGATTACCTTGTAATTAAGATGTTGCCGAAAGGGATATCTTAAACTCGCTTAAAAGGAGATAAAAATTATGACAAGATTAGTTCGATATACAACTAACGAGTTAGATGACCTGTTTAAATTGACACCGTTTTCAGTCGGTTTTGATAGTATGTTTGATAGGTTATTGACAAACACTTACAATACATCTGCGACATATCCACCTTACGATATAGTAAAAGTGGATTCTGGTCATTATGAAATTAGAGTGGCACTTGCTGGATTTACCAAGAAAGGTATCCAAGTCAAATGTGAAGATGGCACTTTGAGTATTGAATCTGTTGAATCTGATTCTAAAGTTGTTGACAAAGAAGAACATTTGGTTCATGGAATTTCCAGTAGGAAATTTAAAAGAGCATTTACTCTTTCAGATGATATGGTGGTAAATGATGCTACATTTAAAGACGGTCTATTGACAGTCAAACTTGAAAAAATCATACCAGATGAAAAGAAACCAAAAACGATAGACATTAAATAATGGTGTTTATATTTTATTATGAGAGGGGATTGTTTTTACAATCCCTTTTTTTATAAAAAATTTTATATTGCCTATTGACAATATAGGAGAATAAGGTATAATATTAGAATACAATTAAAGGAGTTACATTATGAAACTAAGTGAACAAACCAGAGAAGTTCTTAAAAACTTTTCTACTATTAACCAAAACTTATTGGTTAAGCCTGGGAAAACACTTACCACTATGTCGGCAATGAAAAACATTGTTGCGAAGGCAGAAGTTGGTGATTCATTCCCAAAAGAATTTGCGATTTATGATTTAAATGAATTTTTAGCCGCATTATCTTTATTTCAAACACCTGATTTGGATTTCCAAGAACATTGTGTTGTTATCACAGAAGGGAAAACAAAGAATAAAACTTTAAAATACTTTTATTCTGACCCTAGTGTTATAACTTCACCATCAAAAGAAATACAAATGCCTGAACCAGAAGTATCATTTGAATTTAAACATGATACATTCAATAGAGTTATAAAGGCATCTGCAGTTCTTGGAGTACCTGACCTTGTATTGAATGGAAGTGGTGCTTTATCGGTTACAGATAAGAAAAATTCTTCAGCAAATAATTTTTCGGTTGATGTTGATACGGAAGGAATAGGCGATTATAAGTTTTATTTCAAAGTTGAAAACTTAAAAATTATTTCTGGTGACTATGATGTAGAGATTTCTTCGAAGAATATCTCACATTTTATAAATAAAAGCAACGACAAGACTGTTCAGTATTGGATTGCACTTGAACCAGATTCTTCCTATACTGTATAGTGTGTGGTGGAGTGACGAAAATTGGAAAAATATTTTGGAAAAATATTTTCTGCAGATGGTTGGAAACATTTTTGGGGAAAGCCAGAAATAAAACCTTTAGATGAAATTGACTGGGACAAAATTTGTAAATACAGTATGATATATTGGGGAACAGTTTTAATATGGTCAATTTGGTTATTATAGTATTATGAATAGGGTGAATATATTATGGAAAATACATTTTTATTTGTTGAAAAGTATAGACCAACAAAGATTAGTGATTGTATATTAGCGAAAGAACTTAAAGAAACATTTTCTAAGTTTGTAGAACAAAAACATATACCGAATCTGTTATTAACAGGTGGCGCTGGTATAGGGAAAACTACGGTTGCGAAAGCAATGGTAGATGAAATTGATGCGACTTGGTATATGATAAACGGTTCAGAGGAATCTGGAATTGATATCCTACGAACTAAGATTAAAAACTTTGCATCTACATCTTCATTGGAAGGTGGTAGAAAATATGTTATCATTGACGAAGCAGATTATCTTAATCCACAATCTACACAACCAGCATTGCGTGGATTTATAGAAGAATTCCATAAGAACTGTGGATTTATTCTTACTTGTAATTTTAAAAATAGGATTATTGAACCATTACAATCGAGATGTAGTGTTATAGATTTTATTATTCCTGTATCAGAGAAACCAATTCTTGCAGAGAATTTTTTTAAAAGAGTTTCAAACATATTAGCAAAAGAACAAATACCCTTTGACGCAAAAGTTATTGCAGAACTTATTAATACATTTTTTCCAGATTGGAGAAGAATGTTAAATGAGATTCAAAGATATTCTGTATCTGGAAAGATAGACGCAGGGATTTTAGTCAATCTTTCAGATGTAAACATGAAAGATTTGGTATCTCATATGAAAGAAAAAGATTTTAAGTCAGTTCGTAAATGGGTTGTAGAGAATATGGATAACGACCCTGCTAAACTTTTTAGAAAAATATATAACCATGCGAATGATTATATCGACCCAAGTAGTGTTCCCCATCTTGTGTTAATCCTTGCAGAGTATCAATACAAACAAGCATTTGCTGCTGATAGCGAGATTAATGTTCTTGCGTGTCTTACAGAAATTATGGGGCAATGTAAATTTAAATGAGTTACGAATTAAAGTCATATCTTAATGCAATCAACTATACGAAAGAAAAGTTGATGGATACTGATGATGAGATGTGGGAAAAGAAATACCCGTCTTTTATTATTAATAAGGCATTATCTGCATTTGAGGAGTGTATTTTACTGGTAAACGAGATTAACATTAAATCGCATATGGATAAGAAGTTGCAATTCGAATTTTTAATAAATAGTTTAAGAAAAAGGAAAAGATTTTCTCCATGGTTGAGAAAATCAAAGATTAATGATTTGGACGTGTGTAAAGAATACTATGGTTACAATAATGAAAAAGCAAAGGAAGCTCTTCAAATACTTAGCAAACAGCAATTGCGAATCATCAAACAAAAATTAAACAGAGGTGGAACCAAATGACGGAAACAAAATGGGACATTGAACATATGTTAGAAGTGTCTTTAAAAGAACCAGATGATTTTTTAAAAGTTAGGGAAACATTATCAAGGATAGGTGTTGCATCAAGAAAAGAAAAAAAGTTATTTCAATCTTGTCATATATTACATAAACAAGGGAAATATTATATAGTGCATTTTAAGGAATTGTTTGCACTTGACGGAAAAGAAACGAATATCAATGAAAATGATATTGCTAGAAGAAATACTATAACACAACTTTTGGCAGATTGGGGACTTGTTTCTATTGTCGGCACTAACGAACCGAAAGCACCATTAAGTCAGATAAAAGTTATTTCTTTTAAAGAAAAAAGTGAATGGATACTGGAAACTAAATACAACATTGGAAAGAACATAGAAAAGAAACCAGAACCAAAAGATAGTTGATTAAAGGAGTATATTATGGCAAATGATTATGAATTAAATATTATGGCTGATGATAAAAAGGAATCACAACATCCTGCTATATTGAATGCACTAAAATTAAAATATGAAAGTGAAATCGCTATAGCAAAAACCAATATTGATGTTTATCTTGTGAATTCAGTTGGTGTTGGCCAACATCCAACTATAGTTGAAGCAGTTGAGTTAGAACTTAAAAAAGTTGATAACGCACAGAGTATGCTTGATGTTATTCAAAAGCATTATTCATAGAATAAAAATATTATATGATGTTTTATACCAATGTATATCAATGGGGTGATAATTTACTTGTCCGTGCTGTCGAAAACGACAAACGAGTTTCGAAACGAGTAAGATATGAACCTACTTTGTTTGTTCCTGTTCAGAAACAAACTTCGTTTACTACATTAGATGGTAAGTTTCTTACACCAATGAAATTTACTTCTATAAAAGAAGCGAAAGAGTTTGTTGAACTGTATAAAGACCAATCTCATTTGGTTTTTGGACACACCCAATACGCATACACTTATATCGCAGAAAAATATCCAGATGATATCAAATGGGATTATA